TTTATTCAAGAAGTTAATATGGTTCCGATTGATTTACAGCTATCAGAAGTAGATGTTGATGAAATTCGTGAAGCTCGTGCTGAAGCACAGTTAGCTGCGGAACAACGGGCTGATGCACAAACTTTAAGTGACGCATATGTCAAAACTCAAAAAACTCCTGAAGAGGGTTCAGGGGCACAATTCGTACAAGATTTAGTAAATGCTGAAGCAGGAGGCTAATGGATATAATTGATAAAGTGACCTACGACTTTACGTGGGACAGTGAGAAGGATTTATCAGAAGAAACAAGACGAGCTTTCATTGAGGTATTTGACCCGACAAATGATAATGCTTGTTTAGTAGCTAGGTTTCTTGTGCAGATTTGCAAGTGGGAAGATTACACCGAATACAACGACCCCATCATTGAATCTAAGATGAACTCTCTACGGAGTGTGATTCTATCTATTAAAAAACAACTCAATATGAAAGAAATAGAGAGGGACAATTATGAGTGAAGAAGAAGTAGTAGAAACAGTTGAAGAAGTATCTACAGAAGAAACACCTGTTGAAGAAAGCAATACACAGCCAGAGTCATTCGTTGGCTCTATGTTAAGTCAGATAGAAGATGAAAGCATTAAAGAAGCTGGCTTTTGGAAAAATCTGGAGGGCAAAGATGCTACAGAGGTTGGAAAATATATCAAGGAACTTCAGAGTTTCGCTGGTAAAAAGGGTGATATCCCTAAACCTGACGCTACGGAAGAAGAGTGGTCTGAGTTTTATAGTAAACTTGGTCGCCCTGAAAGTACTGACGGGTATGATTTTACGGTTGGCGACGAGTTTCGGGAACTTGTTGGCGAAGATTCGGCTCCATTCTTTGAGAAAGCGGTGGAGGGATTTAAGGAACAAGCATACGCAATGGGAGCTAGTTCAGAAAAAGCTGAAGGGCTTGTGGATTGGTATCTTGGAATGGTTGCTCAAGAAATCGAAGAATCCAACGCAGCAATGAAAGAAGCCGATGAGGCTATGGATAAAGAGCTTCGGGGTGAGTGGGGTGATGGCTACGATGGTATGATGAATGGCATTACAGCTATGTTAAAGTCTAATGGTATGCCAGAGGAAAACTTGCAGTTTGCAATCGACTCCGGGCTGCTTCGTGACCCTGCACTTGCAACTACACTAGCTAACATTGCTACACGCTTTCAAGATGACCCTGAGATTGGACATCATCAAACAAGTACGATGGCAGGATTAACAGATCAGATATTTGATGTTGAAAGAGAAATTAAAGACTACATCAAAAGAGGCGAAAAGATTCCTGCTCACATTCTAGAGAAAAGAAATACTTTAGGTGAAAAGCAATTTAGATTGAAAGAAAACAGATAAAAAGACTTGACATAAAATTTTAATATGTTAAAGGTATATGCAACGAAGGGTGGACAATCGCAAGACCCACCTAAGTTGCCGTCCAACCGGACGTTAAATGGTAGGCAAGACCTCCTTGTGAGATAATCAGAGCCGATTAGTGTATTATTAATTAATTGAGCCAAAATTTAAAACAAGGAGATTATAATGGCTTTTTTGAATGGAATTGATACTGCGTTTGTTAATCAGTATGGCAAGACTCTTGATCTTGTTGCTGAAACAAAAGGCGGTAAGTTTACTGGTATGTCACTTGAGGACACCGTTGTTGGTGAAGATGCATACTACGATCAGTTAGGTTCTGTATATGCTACAGCAGTAGTTGATTCAGGATCAGATACAGATTCACCTAGCGACAGTATTTCACATACACGTCGTAAGTTAAACTTAACTAACTATGAAGTTGGTTTGTTGCTTGACCGTTTCGACAAGGTTCAAACACTTATCAACCCTGAGTCTGAGTATGTTATGCGTCAGGTTTCTTCTCTTATGAGAAAGAAAGACATTGAGTTCATCAAGGGTGTTTTCTCTGATGCACCTGTAGGTAAAGACGGAACAGGTTCACCAGCAGGAGTACTTGGATCAGGTCAGAAAATCTTGCAAGCAAATGCGGGTCTTACAATCGCTAAGATTCGTGAAGCTCGTGCTATCTTGCAAAAGAATGGTGTTGATCTTGATGATCCATTAAACGAAGCATATCTAGCTGTTACACCTACACAGATCGAAGATTTGTTAGGTAACACAGAAGCTACATCTGCTGACTTTATGAATGTTAAAGCATTGGTTTCTGGTGCTATTGACACATTCTACGGATTCAAGATTGTTGTTTCTAACTTGCTTCCTATGGTAGCTACAGACACTAACGTTGCTAACCTTACTTGGTCTGCATCTGACGTTCCTGCGGTATCTTCTACCGACGACAACGTTCGTGCTAACTTTGCTTGGGTTAAGTCTGGTATCCGTACAGGTGTTGGAATCAACATCGAAACTGATATTGCGAAACGTGCTGACAAACGCTTCAACTACTACGCTTACTCTGCAATGCGTTGCGGGTCTGTTCGTATGGAAGAAGAAAAAGTTGTTCAGATTCAAGTTTCTGAAGCATAATTAAACTTGGGGGCTTTCAGCAACCTTCTCTGCTGATATAAGTCCTCCATTTTATTTTTTGGAGGTAGTATGACTAAGGTAGAGATATGTAACCACGCCCTGCTTAAGATTGGAGCAGACACTATTGCCTCCCTTGACATCAATCAAAACGACCAAGAGGCGGTCGTGCAGAGTGCAAAGCTCTGTAATATTCTTTTTAATCAAGCATTAGAAGAAGTACTTCGCACCTATCGATGGAATAGTGCGTTAAAACGTGCGGAACTAACCCGACTAACCGAAGCACCAGCATTTAAGTTTGAATACAAATACCAGCTACCCAACGATTGCGTTCGGGTTGTTAATGTATATGAGGACAAAGAAGCCTACGATGATCGAACAGAATGGGTCGTAGAAGGGCGTACAATACTCTGTAACTACGAAACTGTTTACTTATGCTATGTTCACCTACCTGAAGATGTAAACACGTTAGACGCATTCTTAACGCAAGCTGTGGTGCAGAACCTAGCCATCAAGTTATCGGTTCCTATGCAGCTTGACCAAGTAATGCAAAACAATTTGATTTCAGAATACAACAACGTAATACTTCCACAAGCCCGAAGCGTTGATACATTAGAAAACAAGTATTGGGAAATGGAAGAAAGCGACTTTTTACTTTCACGGTTCCACCAAGATACTAGATTCTAATGGCTATTAATTACACACAAGCGTTCAATGCGGGTGAAATATCCCGGAAGATGGATGGTCGTAATGACCTAGAAGTTTATAAGACTGGTTGTCGTGATCTTGACAACTTTCTTGTATTACCACAAGGCGGTGTAGAACGTAGAGCGGGTACAGAGTTTATTCAGTTTGCAGGAACAGATGGCACTAATCCAGCCCGTATGATTGAGTTTGATTTTTCTAGCGACATTCGTTTTGTTATAGAGCTAGGTACAAGCTATGCTAAAGTACATTATGAAGATGCTAATGGTGTTAATCAAGTAGTTGATGTAACAGGAACTGTACCTGCTTATACTGCTACGGAGCTAAGACAGATTCAATTTAATCGCAAGTACGACACATTAATTCTTACTTGTCCTACAAAAGAAACTCAAGTTTTAAAAAGAGCAACCATCACTCCTACATTTACTATTGAAGAAATTTCTTTTGTTTACCCTCCATTGCAGGAAGAAAACATTACATCTACTACTATTGACCCATCTGCACCATCTGATGTTTATTCAGGTACAACTTTATTATCAGCAAGTTCGGCAATATTTCACGAAGGTCACAATGGTTCGCATTGGGCTATCGATCATATCCGTGCGGCAGATAAAAAAGAAATAAGTGAAAGTAATTTAAATGGAACAAGTACTAAAATTTTAGATGTTAGTTTTTCTAATTGGTCTTTTGAAACTAGTGGTAACTGGGGTGCTGAAGTTGTAATACAAAGGTCAATAGATGGTGGTACTTTTTTAGATTATGTTGTTATAGGTGATACATCTGGAGGTACTCAAAGAAACTTTAAATATGCATCAACAGTTCCTGAAGGAAGAAATACTAGATTATTAGTTAAAACCGTTGGAAATCTTGCAGAGTATTCTTTAGAAGCAGATAATATCTATCACAAAGGTCTTGTAAAAATTGCAACAACAACAACCGGAACAGTAATTAGCAATGCAACATTAGCTAGTAATGTAGTAACAATCGATACAGCTACACTACACGGATTACAAACTGGAGACTATGTTCTTATATCTGGTCTTGGATACACAACAACAAACCCAAACATCGAGGCGCAAATTACTGTAACTGATACGGATACATTTACATACGCATTAACTGGTGCTGATGAAACATTTACAACAAGTTCTTCATCCATAATTGAAGCATCATCTAAAGCAGCGGCTACTGTAGTATCAATGCTACAAGGTGGTGAATCTGACCCTGCTGC